CTACCGAAATGGTGTTTGATGCTGCTTGTAGCCCAGCATTCGCTTTTGCTTGAGGACTTCCTTCATACGCATAGGTACCATAACTTGATGTAGAGTACCTATATGCTTGTACCATATTTTCATCATCACCCACAGTAGCACCGAAGTAACCTTTATATCCAACCTTGAACTCGTGTCTTTCGGTTTTCTTGCCGCCTGTTTTTTCTACTGTATTAAAGTCGCTGTCAGCGGTATTTACCCCTACAGGGACGCGACCGCCTCCCCAGGCTGCCCATGTGCCACCATAAAGTGTGCCGGGGTTTGTAGAAACCGTTGTTTCAAACAGACTGCCCACAGGATGCGACGCCAAAAAGACTGCACTTGTTCCAATATCTTCAATTGTGAGCGTGATATCATCCGTTAGTGTCTTTCCGTTAATAACTCGAGACAATGGAACTTTTTCATCAATTTGTTTTTGTAGGTTTGCTGCGACATTTTCATCTAAGATATTTTGAATGCTTTCAAACCACTCTAAAAAGTCAGCTTCTTCATTTTGCTTAAAGCTATTCAAATCACTTTGAATTTGATTATATAACTCGGATGTGTCGATACCTTTTACAAGACAAACAACAATTCCGCATTCCTCAGTGTTTAGTCTTGTATCCTCGATATTTCCACCTACGATGGTAGAGGTGTTTGCAGGAACCAGAATATTTGCTAGTCGAAGTTCATACACCGTGTAGTCTCTTTGTAGGGTAGGAACGGTTGGATCTACACCTGGTGTGCCTTTTTTGATGAAAATGTCTATATCCCTTGCAGCCATTCGATTGTCCCACCGAAGAACAACAGAGTCGATCCGTGGCTGATCTGTTCCTATATCCAAAGTGAATTCTCTGTTTTTTTCTTCAAAACCGCAAGAACCGTTTATCCAGCAGATTCCGTTGTTTACCGTAATTGTCATTCCGCTTGAAGCGTGTACGATAAAACCGACCTCGGCTGCCATATTATTATGCACAGTTGAAACAACTCCATTGCTGATCAGAGAAGAAAAAGTCTTTCTTATCTGCTCTGCACTATTCGGTCGGTCATATATAGGATTACCATGCTCATCATACGTCACCTGACTATCAAAAAAAATACTTTCCATATTTTCACCTTCTTTATTATCTTTTTCTCGGTATTTTATCACCAAACTGCAATTTTATTTCTTTTCGGTTTTCTTTTATCAGTTCATCAACACCTATTATACGAGATTGATATACTTCGTCTGTATTTTTTAAAACAATATCGCATTTATCACCTAAATCAAAGTTTTCTTTGTACTCCATATCTCCGATAAAATCAAAGTCAATGTTTAAAATGTTTTTATGCTTATTAAGATACTCTTTGCCTCTTTCTTTGAGAGCGTCCAAATATTGTTGGTGTGACATATCTTCTTGCTGCTGTAAATCTCTCGCGTCAACATAAAGCCTTTTTAGCTTTTCCCCATTAGACTCGTCAACTAAAACAATTTGTCTTTGATCTCCCTCTCCACTTCCTGCTACAACTGCATAATTTTTGTAGTTACTGTCGTCTGTAGTGACTATAAGATTTTTGAAGTGTCCCCAATTTTGGTTAAAAATAGCTGTCTCATGCCCTAAAATTGGCGCAACTTCCGAGGTTCTATCCAACCCTGACCACACCCTGAAATCTATTCCGTTGTGTATATAGTCATAGCTTAACGAAAAACTGTACTCATACTTTTGTAATATCGAAAACATTTGTGAGGCGATTTCCTCTCCTGTTTTTTGAAATGAAATCGATGTTGTGGGGGCTTGAGATACGTCAACGTTAAAGTTTGGAATGTCATCGCAATAAATAGATAGCATCGTGCTAATGCAGTCCTTTACACTGCCGTTAAAAGAAAAAGTCGGGTGTAAAATGTAATTGTTTAGTGCGCTCTCTAAAAAAAAACCGCTGATTTGTACAAATTCTCCGCGTTCTTCACTGATGTGCTCGACCTTTTGTACAATTCCGAGTTCAGCCTCCGAATTTCTATACACATACAGAAATGAATTTTCGTAGTCCTTTGCTAAAATCTGAACGGAATACTGCCCGCATTCGTAATATCGTCTATTCCACTGAAGATTAATATATTCTACAAATTTTATTACATTGAACCTTTTATCTAAAAAAATCAAGTCCATACTATACCCCCGAATAAAGCTGATTGTAATACAGGTAGACGTGAACAGCTGAATCATTTGTATCTGCACTGTACGAAATCGTGCATCCGCCTCGGTCGATTGCAAAAAAAGTGCTTTTTCGGTCAATCGCATTCAAAAGTTTTTTACCTCCCTCTTCAATTGTCCTTTTTTCAAAATCGATTTTTACCCCTTGTTTACCTCTCAACTCTTTTGTGAATTGAATATATTCCTTTTCATTTTTATATATTTTCAGTCCACTTACGGGTGCATCGAATTCAAGAAGGACCGTGCAGTACGTTTCCACTGCACCGCTATTTGGAACGAAAACGTGCTGTGAAAAGTTTCGTGTACTTGCAACAAAGCCCTTTTCTTGCGAAATCATTAGAGGAAACCCCATCATCGGAGATATTGAAGCTAAGTCTTTGCCAAAATCGTCATAGGATTTGAAATAAGGACTGGGGCAAAACACAGATAGTGTAACCATCTGCGGCGCAAAAACGTTGTTTGTTGGCAGATCTCTTGCATCCACGATACACTCACACCATACCGTATTGTTTTTGTATGTTATATACATTTTAAAAGAATTTTTCGGATTGAAGAAATCGTTGATTTTTTCGCGCGATGGATCAAACTGTCCGGCATAGTCGTTACAGGCAGTAATCGTTACCGTTCGAGAGCTAACTCTTGTGCCAGTTATGATGTCACCGTCACCAACCGCACGTTTTTCTGTAAAGATTTCCTGTGTGATTGTGCCTAACCCCTCAATGCTAATGATTTTAAAATAATCCGTAATGTTAAGTGTTAAGCCGTCATCTCTTACGAATCTTATCATCCTTTATCACCTGCCAATCCAAAAGTAAAAATCCTGTTGATAGCCCGTGCTGTTGCGTCTGGGCTTTCTACAGGCTGGTTAAAGTTAATCACGGTTTGCCTGTCTCCTCCACTGCTTGTACTTTGTGATATACCTTTATTTATCATATAGTTACTTCTCGCTGCCGCACCTGCTACAGCCGTTTGATTCGAGTATACCGCTGCTCTTGCTTGGTCCATAAGGGCGGTGACGTCAATGTTTTTAAGCCTATCTAAAAATTCATTTGAAATACTTGTTGCTTGACCGAGCAGTTTAGGTGTATCATCTTCCAACCCCTTTTCTGCGCCTTCCATAACTTGATTGAAAATGGCGCGTACTTTTCGTGAAGGTGAATGGATATCAAATGCTTTTCGAAGATTTCCAAGGATGCCATTAGCAATACTGGTAGCTTTTGCAAAAAGTACAGGCTCTTTTTTGTTCATCTCATCAAGCATTGGTGATAACGCGTCTTTCATGGTATCTCTTGATTCTTGTGGGAGCTTATCAAAAGATGCGATCAGCCCTTCAACGGTAGATTTTGTTTTTTCATCTAACTGCCCGCCGTACAATTCTGTTTGTGAAACAAAACCTAGCCACACTGCAAGCTGTTCTAACTGTTCGTCAGTCATATTTTTCGTCAAGTCATTCCATATGCTAGTCATCGTTGAATTGTGACGATTAGTTTCAAACGCTATTGCATTTTCTTTCTCTGTTACATTGCTATACTTTGTATTCTCAATCTCTGCTAGTCTATCTGCATGTCTTTGATTTTCACTCTCTAAGGACGCGTTTTGTCCCGCCGTTACCGTTGTATACCACTCATTTAAGCCTGTAAGCTCTCCATATCCAGCACTATATTGTTCGTAAAGAGAAGCTACTTCACTTTGTACGGCTGAAATTCTCGCTTCTTTCCTTTGTTCAGCTGCTTCAATGTCTGCATTGAATGCTTCTTCATTTAAAATTCCATTTTGTGTATGTTTTTGTTGAAGTAGTGCAATTTCCTGGTTGCATTGTTCTTCAATAATTGAAATTTGTTTTTCTGCTTGCTCTTGTGTAGTTGCTAACCAATCATAAGCCGCTTGCTCATACTCTTTCGCAGATGTATCTAGTGCCTCTGCTTGTCTTTCAGCTTGAGCCACAACAGCATCCATAATGGATTGCTCAATCGCAAGTTGTTGCTCGTTTAGCTCTCTAAGTTTTTCAAAGTACTGTTCGAGCTGTTGAATTTCTTCTTGTGTATAGTCCCGCCGTTCAGCTGATGCTGTTTTACAAATCAAAGTTATACCATTTTGAACATCTTGCATATTATCCGCTAATGCTTGCTGTTCCTCGGATGATGCAAAAAGTGTTGAGTTAAAATCACTTAAATGGGATTTTGCATTGCTCATACCGTCACTAAAACGGGTGAATCCTTGTGAAACTTTTTCAAATGACTCATTTAATTGTTCAGTTTCACTTTTTCCACCACTAAGAGCGACAACTAACCCAGCTAAAGCACCAACAAATACACCAATCGCAGTTACCACCGCACCAATAGGATTTGACCTCATGGCTACGTTCCAAAGCTGTTGTGCCGCTTGTGCAAGCGTAATTTTTCCAGTTAACACCTCTGTTGCCGCAATCTTAGCCCAAAGCAATGCATTAGTGATTGTTGTCTTTGCTGCCAAAAGTGTTTCAGATGTCGTAAAGGATTTAATCCAAGAGGTTGCAGTTTGTACAATCTTTAGTGCTGCAAAACCACCTGCTGCAGCCGTTAGTAGTGGGGTTAATGGTTTGATTGCTTTGATACATGCTTCTATAACTTTTGTAAGCGGAGGTATCACAGTTTTAGCAATTTTAGATACAGTGCTTATAAAAGTTGAAAACACAGGTCTTAAACTGTTCAGTGCACCTGAAACAGCACTTGCAATTGTTTTAAAGCTGTCAATGATTGTTTTTCCCAGTTCGCCAACGCTTTTGCCTACATCACTACCGAGTAAATTTGAAGCAAGAGAGGAAATGATTTCAACGCCTACTTCTGCAACCTTTGGTATAATTTGAGCAATACCGTTGATTAAAGATTCGCCTATCTTGACCGCTGCTTCTGCTATCTGTCCAGAATTGTGACTAATTCCGTCAAGAAACGACGTTATCATGGACGTTGCCGCATCTATCATCTTTGGCGCGCTGTTTGCCGCTTGTGTTGCTACTTCTGCAAAAGCTGTACCAAGCTCGCTCACTAGTCCAGACAATCCACCGTCTTTGAACGCTTTTGTTAACTGCTCTACCATAGAGGTTGCAGAATCAACAATGGTGCGTATTGGCGTGTTTACACTATCGTAAAACTCAATTCCCAGTGTTTCAAGGGCACCGCCTAGTTGCTCAACACTGCCTTTAAGATTGTCCTGCATGATTTTTGCGGCTTCTTCTGCCGCACCATTGCAGTTGTTGATTTGCTCTGTTAGTGCTGCAAAATCTTCATCACTTGCATTGACAATCGCAAGCAGTCCAGACATAGCTTCTTTACCCGCAATACCTGCGGCATACTCCGCTTTCTGTGCTTCAGTTAACCCTTCAAAACCTTTACGAAGGTCAATCATAACCTCGTTAAACGGCTTAACATTTCCTTGCGCATCCGTTAAAGAAATTCCGAGTTCTTCCATGTAGCCAGTCATTTGCTGTGTTGGCTTTGCAAGATTTGTCAGCGTTGCTCTTAATGCTGTACCTGCTGTTTCTGCTTTAATGCCAGAGTTCGCCATTAAACCTATAGCGACAGACATATCCTCTATAGAGTAGCCCAGTGCGCCAGCCACAGGTGCAACATATTTAAATGTATAGCCGAGGTTTGCGACATCTGTGTTGGTAGCATTTGCAGTCATAGCCAGCACGTCAGAAAAATGCGCTGCATCTTTTGCTTCTAATCCGAATGCCGTTAGCGAATCTGTTACAATGTCCGCTGTTAAAGCTAAGTCCTCACCAGAGGCAGCAGCTAAAGACATAACACCTGATATGCCGTTTAGCATGTCCTCTGTATTCCAACCTGCTTGCGCCATGTACTTAAACGCTGCTGCTGATTCTGTTGCGCTGAATTTTGTTTCTGCGCCCATCTCTTTGGCTTTTTCTTTCAAAAGCTCCATATCAGAAGCACTTGCTCTTGATATAGCTTGTACTTCGGACATACCTTCTTCAAAGTCTGCCCCAATTTTGATAGCTGCACCGCCCAATCCTGCAAGGGCCGTTCCTGCACTGGCTATTGCTGTAAGTGTTCCTTTGATACCTGATTGGGCTATACCTGATAGCTTTGATAAACCTGCCTTGATACCACTTGCATCAAGGTCTGTTTCGATTACGACTTTTCCGTCCGCCATATAATCACCTGCCTATTTTGTCAATAAAAGCAGGCTCCGGCTCACTACTCTCTATGGTGTGGCTCTAGGCTCTGTCGTTTTTATATCAGTTGTCTTTGTAATCGTTATAATTTTTTTGCATCTTGTGCATTTAATCTCTACTTTTCCATATTCAAGTTTGCATAATGTTTGCCCACAATTTGGACATTTTATCTTTTCAATTTGTTCCACCTTCCTTTAAAAAGGTATAAAAAAAGCACCGTACATTTCTGTACAATGCTTATTTATTAAAGAGGGTATATAAATTTTTCCAATAAAAATACCAACTACCTAAAATGATAGTTGGTTTTCATTGGATTATACCCCTGTAAAGTCATATCCTGTAGCTATTACTTTTTTTATATCATCAATATTTAAATTTTGATTTCTAAAGGTCGTTTCAATTGTTTGAGTATTTCCCTTATTTAGATTATCAATACCAATGTATTTAGCTGCTAACAGTTTATCGTTTTCACCCAAAGCAACTACGGTTATAGAACCCAGAGAAACATCTTTAGAAGTATTATTTTCCACCATTCCTGTTATCTTAAATACATTTCCCGATGATTTTAAAACGTTCAAATTTGAGAAATCTAAGAGTTCTACCTCACTTTTTACCACTCTTACACCATTCAAATGTACAACCATTTCTTTAATATCATCGGGGTTTTCTGTTGTATCAACTGAAAATGTTGACCCACAATAAGCCTTCTCACCTGGTTGAATGATACGGGGAACAATATTAACACTCTTATCACTTTCTAGTATTGTTCCATCATTGCCAATAAAATCAACCGTATAATTTTCAATTTTTACCGCTTGGTCAAATGTATTTGTAACTTCAAAAGCATATTCCCCATATACTCCTGAACTAGAACTTAAACTGATTGAATAAATTTGTTGAGATGGTTTTAACGAAGAATAATCAATTTTTGATGACGTTTCAGAACTTGATGGATTGCTAACTTCTATTCCTTTGCCTTCATATAAGGCCTTCATTACTGTATTATATTCTTCTGCTTGAGTTGGGGTTAGTTCGTAGGCAAGCCTCAAAACTACATTATCATACTGATATATATACTGTGTCGCAAAACTTACATTTTGAGCAATAGCCTCTACATACTCTTTACGTTTTGTGGCATCTCCACTATTGGTAAAAACTTCAATTGTTCCACCTACAGGGTTATTTTCAATATCGTATTGCTCAGTAATTCGACTATCAGCAAAATTTACTTTACTGGTATATTGGTTTGGTCTTCCTAATAATTCATTCGGGTCATTTTCTTCCGCATAATCGATTTCATTCGTAATTGGAAGTCCTTGCGCCTTCAAGTATTCAGTAATTTGTGCAGCATTCATTTTTGATAATGACAGTTGAGTTTCGCTGGATATGTTACTTATTGAACTACTATTCTGCGTTTCCTCTCCGCAACCAACTAAACCAACAGATAATGCCGATGCAATCAGTAAAAATGCAATTATCTTTTTCATACTTTCTCCCCCTTGTATAAATATGGAATATTTTATCATATTAAGGGAGATATAGCAATATTTTGTGAGTATTTATAACAGTCCTGTAAGGTCTCCGCCGTTTAATAATGCTTGTTCCAATGCAGTGGTCTTTTCTCTTTCAGTTTTCGATACAGGGATTGCATATGTTTTCTGCATACGTCTGTAAAACTCTTTCTGCTGTGGGCTCATATCTTTTGTGATTGTCATGGACCTGTAGCCCATAATTTTCACAAATTGAGTTTTCTCACTGAGAGAATCGAACATGGCTTTGAATCGCCACCAATGTAAATCATGCTCCTGTGTTAAATCAATCCCGTATTGTTCTAAAAATGCAGCATAGATATACGGTGCATCATGCTCAAAAGAATATATTTGCGTGCGTCTGTTGGTCGCTGTGCCGCCTTGTGAGGCGTTATCTTTGTCGCAGTGGTAAAAGTTCATTACCGCAGTGAAAGCTGCGCCTACGTCAGCAGGAACACAAGCAATATCACCATAGTATAGAAGCAGTATTCGCATTAATTTTTCTGTGTCATCCAGTTCACTGACCGCCGTCATTTCCAGTCTGATTCCTGTCCGAAAATCCGCATTGATATCATACATCTTGCCGCCTACCTTGACGGCTGTCGGCAATTTATCTAGTAGGATATTCATGCTTTTTTACGGCGTTGGCTGCGGTTTCCTTTGTACTTCTCAGCCCTTTTATTAAAGGCTTCCTCTTGCTCTGCTTTCTGCTTCATAAAGGATTCAAAAGCATCCATGCACAGTGTTAGGCTGACTTTGTCACCAAACAACTTTTCTGATGTTCCTTCTCCAAAAATATGATTGAAAAAGTCAAAAATAATATGGCACATTGCTTCTATTTGTTCGATTTCATCTTGAATAGGAGCGATTTCTTTATTTATGTTCGCCACCATTTCGCTTCCTTGCTTAATCGCTTTTAAGGTTGTAACGTCTAAAACGTCACATTCCAGCTCAACGCCGTTAATAATCATGTCGTATCCTCCTAACGTTACGCTCCTGCACCTGCGGCAGTAAATGTTTTTGTTTTTGTGTTGAACTCACCGTCAATAAAAGAACCAACATTGTTTAGGTTACCGGTTACTTTGACAGTCTCGCCGCCTGCACCCGCGAAAGATGAAACTTCAATGGAAACGTGGAATTTTCGGGCTTTGAAAGTGTTTTCTTTCGATGAAACAGGGCTGAAAAGTTCTACTCTTACATAGTCAGTTTCTGCTTCTGCACCTGTTTTCTGATTTCTGCCGACCTCATATAGATACATAACTGCTTTTTCTGATGCAATCAGGTCTGTATCGTATGGAAATTGCGCTTGATAACCTTTGATTGTGGATGTTGCGGAACGGTCATTCACATATGTTTTTGTATCCAGTTGGGCTGCTGGGTTTTCATCCAGTGTATTAAAGCCTGCACCCATTAGTTCGTATGTTTCTTCATCTGTGCCAACATTTAAGTAGTCGGCAATTTGATATCTTTGAATTGTTTGACTCATGTTATCGCTCCTTATAGTAAGTTAATTTGCATTGGATTTGGTACCGCGCCGTTTTTTCAAGCTCGTCCGCTTCCAATGCGTATCCTGTTGAAATTGCTTCTATTTTTTGACTTTCCATACCTTGCGGCAATTTCGGAAGGTCACCGTTTAACGTTTGTTGCTCGAACCAATCTGAAAGGTTTTCATAAAAATTCGAGGAAAGCATATTTTGTATTGCGCTTTTGTCGTAATCGTCACGACTGGCGAAAATAAAAAGTACCTGCCGAATCGATGAGCCGTCAACATATCGTTTGACTATCGGTTCTGCCGGTACTTCTTCAATTACATATTCAATTGGGGTGTCCCCTAAAAAATTAACACGTACTTTTCCATCTTCATCAAGAAGCGGACAAGTACGCATATAGTCATAAATTGCATTGATAATGTTTATTTCGCAACACCTCCTGCGAATTTAGCCACACTTTTCACAATGGTTTTGCCTCTGTCAATCCACATACGCGGAACCCACTGCTTGCCACGTAAGCCTCCCTTATTTGTTCCCTGTGTGCCATACCCTTTGTTTTCATAGTAGTTTTTTCTGGCATACGGCTGAATGTACTCGATACGATTCGGATACACTCTAGCTGTATTTTTCAAAGGTCCTTTTTGAAAAGGCACATAAGGGTCAGACATGCGGCGAACTTCACTGGAAAAGAATTTTTGTGCTTGCCCGTTTTGATTCAAGCTACGTTTTAGCAGTATCTTGTCTACAGGGTCAATTTTAATTTTAATTCCGGCCATTTACACACCTTCTAACTTCCAATGCGGACATTGACCGTCTGTGTTATAGGTCACAGACTTTATTGTCACCGCGTTATACTTTCTCTTGAGTGCGCTGGCAGTGATATCTACACCAACGTTTTCGTTGCAATCTCCTTGCACCACTAGCATTTCTTTCTGCGGTGTGAAGCTTTCCGGTGCATTTTCAATGGGTATGCGAATTTTTACAAAGTTATCTAAGGTCAACCCTTTGTCCGTGGTACTCACAGCCGTCAACTCTCGCCATGTTGCACCAGTAATCAGATATCTTTTGTATGTCTCGTCTTTCTGCTCTACAAAGCAGGTGATGACTTTATTTGCTCCTATCATGGCAATACCCCCGATATAACAGACCTGTGTTTGCTAAATATAAAGAAGCTGATTCTCTCAATTTACGTGCATTTGAGCGAGAATCTGAACCATAAGACAGTGTCTCACTGTATCCGTCATTGTTAAATGATTTCACAATACCTTTTGTTTTAATGGTTTTCTGCTGCTGCATTTCGTCAACTACACTACATACTGCTTTCTTTACTTCATCACACATCAAATTTGTATTTTCCTTAATTCGATTAAAAGTAATTGTATCTATGTAATCGGAAGCTCTTTCCGCCAAAATAGCAAAATTTTTTTGTTCAAGTTCTCCGCCCCACTGCGTTTGATAGTATGTATAGTCTGCATATGCCATAGCTCTATTTTAATTACGCTGCGGCTTCAACTGGATTTTCTGCAGTAACCAGTTTAATAGCTTTGCTTTCATCAAGAAGATAAACTGCATAATGCTCATCTGCTGTAATTTCGGTTAGCTTTAAGCTAATATCTCTTGCAGTTTCAACTTCTACCCCACGTTTCAGATAAATTGCAAGTGCGCCCGGTTTTACAATGTAGTTTGTATATTTGGAACCACTCACTTTGATTTTGTTGGAAACGCAAATTTGGCAACCCCAAACTTCACCAATAACACCGCCCATAATTGCTTTCTGTGTCATTTCGGAAGGTTTTAAATAATCAGGGTCTTTTCGGATTTGTGCCAACTGAGCAGGGGCAATCAATAACACTTTTTCCCCTTCCAAGTCTTCACCGAATTTTACTAAACCATCCGCAATTACATGACTACCGATTGTATCTTTAGCACTTACATCAACGGTCATGTTTGCTTTAATTCCAGATAACGCAGCTAAGCAATCGTTGTCTACTTTAGCAGCAATAGACAAAGACAGTTGATTTGTTCCTTCTCCTACAGGGTCACCATATCCACTAAGTACAGCCTCGTCGGTTATTTTGATACCTTTACCTGCTTTTTTTACTTTTACTTTTGAGGTGCTAGTTGTAAGAAGTGCCATTGGAATAGCTTCACCCTCCGCAACATCAGCCGCATCCCCAATATATGCAAATTTAGGAAGTGTTACAGTATCACCTGCTCTTCCCTGCAAAGTAGTATCGATTTTTGCCAGTGGTGTAAATTTAATCAAATCGGTCAGTTTATCTCTAACGACATCTGCCATTACCTCTGGATTAATCATATTTGCAATTTTTGTTACATCTGCCATATTAAATTACTCCTTTAATTCATTATAAAGTTCGGGATTTTCAGACTTAAGAGATAATCTATCCTGATATCCCATTTTTCTAAAATCTTCCTTTGTTAGTTTCATTTCTTGTGATGTACCTGTAGCCGCTACAAATGTCGGTGTTGGTTTTGTGCTCTGGAACGCATCAGGATGAGATTCCTTAAATGGATTTACAACATCATCTGCGCCGATCAGTTTGTCACCTTCAAATTGCAGCCCTTTATCCAGCAGCATTTTTGTTACATGATTTTCGTAAATTTCATCCTTTAGCTTTAAACCTTTTACATATCCCGCAACTTTGCTTTCGTGGATAAACTTTTGCTTATCAGCTTCGGCTTGCTCTGCTTTTTGCTTCCAGTCATCACATGCTTTTTGGATACTCTCGATATCCATTCCTTTGAACTCTTCTATCTGCTTGTTGGCAGCCTCTAAATTCTCGTGTGCTTCGGTCAGCGCTTTTTCTTTTTCTTCAAGAGCAGATTTTGCTTTTTCGATATCCGCTCCGTTAATCTGCATGATTTTGTCAATCGCTTCCTCCGGCACATTCAGTTCAATTAGTTCTTCTCGTTTCATAGTTATCCTTTCTGTAGATACGCTTTTGTACGAGGTCGCATCTCTTTCTACTCCACCGATTACGCTCGTAGTCAGCCAAAATAAAAAAGCCTTTTAACGCCATGCCCAGGGCATAAAAAAACCACCCTAAAAATAAGGTGGTACATTACTTTTATCTTAAGTTTTTGTTCCAAAAATATCCAAAATACTTTCACATGCATTTCCTATGTCGTTCGGTACATAATCTTTTTCAAATCCGTGCATCATCAAATAATTCTCTACCGCCTCTATGATTTCAATAATTTCATCGTCAGAATAATCATAATCATCAGTTAAATGGTAGTTAAGTTTTTCAAGTAAATTCAGTTGTTTTTCATTAAACCAGCTCCGTAAACCCTTCACGATGTATCTCCTTTTAGTCTTTTAGCTCTTTTGGTACTTGTTGGATAAACGGTAATCAATGTACCGTCAGGATTAACAGATACCGTTGCTTTTTCTCCTATTAAACAGAAGCTCTCTCTGCCTTTTGTATCTATTTTCATTTTACTAATCTGCAGTGGCTTTGTCAAAGCATTCTCTATATCCTCTTTTGAAACATTCCGTGACATTGCTCGCAATCCAAAGTGGTCACTTGCTCCAGTAATTTTAATACCATTTGGTAATGTAATACCTTTAAAATCTCCATATGATTTTGCTACCTTTTCTACCCACACTGCTTTGCTTGCCTGACTGTGCCCAAAACCATAAATTTGCGTTAATTCTTTCTGCTGTGCCATGTCAGCATGATAGCTAAACTCTTTGTACGCGTCACGCTGTCTTTTGAGTTTTACCGCGGCAGCTGCATAATCGTCTTTCAGTCCGGCAGAATCATATCCAAGTAACTCCCGTTTGGTTTTCCGTATGGCCGTTTCCATATCTCTTTGCTTTTGTGTAGCTTCATATGTGTTATAAACCTTACCGTTATATGTAAATGAAGGAGGGTCAATCTCTCGCAGTTGTTTTCGGCTGTATGTCCTTTCGGATATGCCCGGAAAGAACGGATGATATCCATGCCTGCAGTTTGCACCGCACAGCCCATCAACTCTGCCTAAACCTGTAGTTTCTTCCAAATCGGGGTAACCGTCTTTTTCTCCGCCCCTGTGATATACTTCACCTTGCCACACTCTGTGTGACGGTCTTGCGCCTGCGTGTGCAGTTACTTCAAAGAATTCACAGCCCAGTTCATCCGCTAAAAAATCTGTCATTCTCATAGACAGCTGATTCACACCTGTCATTACTGCCCGCCTTGCAGCTACATCAAGATGATTTGTCCAGCCCGATTCATAATCTATGAAGCGGATACCACTATCAGCAAGTCGCTTTACTGCTGTTCTTATCGCCGTGTTATAGTCCAGCGTTCCGGTTGATACGGATAACTGCGCCAAATCCAACTGTTTTTGATATGCTGTTGTAAGACTTACCGCATGAGATTTACCATTGACCTGCTCCACAAAGCCCATAGTACGGGTTAAATTTTTTAACTCACCTTGTGTCTGCCTTGTGATACTTTCGATCAGGATTTCCAGTTCGCTGTAGTCCGCAAGTTTCCTGATATTTTTATTTGCAGCATGATAAATAGCCGCTTCTGCATCAAAAGATGTTTGAGCGGCTTCAGCTAGCATTTTCTCTATTTCTTTCTGTACTTTTTTATCAACATTAGAAATAGCTTTTTTTATTTTTTCGTCAGTAGAAAGAATTACACTCAATCTTTCCATTTGCCATTGTGCTGTATCTGTAATTTTTCCGCTCTTTGCAATTCGTCTGGATATATCGACAAGTATCTCATCTTCTAAATCTTGAAACAAATCAAAGATAGGCTGAGGAAAACTTGCTAAAAATTCAGGAGTAAGCAAAAGTTATCACTCCTCAACTCGGCTCTGCGGAAGATTTTGGCGAGCGGTTTTAATCTCCTCTCCTGTGTACCATGCACGAAATTCATCTGCACCCAAAATCTCACCCTGTACCAACTGGAACTTCTCTGCAAATTCAGCTTTACGGTCTGTTACCAAACTGTCATCCCAACTGTAAGACGTTTCATATTCACCTTTCGGCGCAAGAGAATAAATACTACACATGACATCCATAGCATAAATTAAATCTTCCAATGCACCTTCCAATGCTTTTTGAATATCTAGAACAGAAGCATAGGAACGCTGTTTACTCGCCTTTATCTCCTCTGCTGTCTTATCAACCACTTGCGGGTCGGAAATTGTTCCATATGCAAGATTGCAGTTGAACTCTATTCGCTGAAAGATACGATTTAGCCCATTTACAAGTGATTGGTCTCGAATTTGCGGGCTGAATATCTGGTAAAAAGCATTTCCGTTTGCCGGAGTATCAATATCAAGCCTTCTGAAAAGTCTGTCGCTATTTTTTGGCAACTTCAAATCCTTTTTGGTGGGTTCTAAATACTCAATCGCTGCATCAATGGCAAGTTCCGAACCTTCAAACTCCCATAACAAGCGACTGTATTGCTCGTCAGCATCTTTTATCAGTTTTTCTGCTCGTGAGTATACAGAAACACCAAGCGGAGAAGCTGAATCAACTGTATTTGCAAGTGGTATTTTAAAGTACGCAAATAATGGTTTCTCTATTGGGCTTAGCGTTGTCTTTGGCTGAATATGTTTCCATTCTGCTACTAAATCCAGTGAAATCTCTTTCCCCAAACTCCCCTTAACTTTGCTCATAAACGCTTTATTCGTTACTGTATAAGTACTACCAACCAAGCTGTGTTCTTCTACTCTGGTGTAAATATCCCCGTCACGCACAATCTGTGTGTAGAAAATACACCCCGTCATTTTCCCTGCGCCGTCAAAAGCAGTTGGCAAAAAAGTATCTGCTTGATTATAGTCAACCACAATATTGTTTCCTGCAACATACGGCTTAAGGATAATTCCACCTTTTGCACAAGCATACTCAACATTGGGTCGAATCCCTTCAATCACTCGCTGGTATTGCTCATTTAAATAGTCTGCTCTCTTAGAACCTGTAATTTCTGTTTTCATTTCCAGTGTTACTAAACGCGCAAACTCTGAAGCTATGGCAGCAGGAAGGCTTAAACTCTTCACTTTATCTGTAAGCCAATCTGCTTGGTTATTATATAGCTTTGTCCACCTGGTTATCGCACTTTCCATACTACTTGAGATAGAAGTATCAAAGTTTCTATTCTTAGGTGACACTGTCTTGACAATCTGCTTTAGCCAGTCAATCGTTTTTTTAAACAACATCGCTCCCCCAATCTAACCATTTGAATTTTTTGCGTAATACTGTGTTACAGAAGTAACGGACCTCGTCCATAGCGTGGTCATTTTCCTTCAACACAGTATCGGATGTTTTCTTTTCATCCCATCTATATAGACCGAATTCACGTATACAGTCTTTACAGCTTGGGTCTATACGTATCATACCTGAGTTTAACAATGAACTTGTAATACGTATGCCGTCAATAACACTGTTAATTGCAGGTTTTACCCTAAATTCGCCATGTCTGCGGATACACTCGATAAAGGAAGCGGCAGAAGGATCAACTATAACTCTTGTAATCGGCAAATCTTCTACCAACTCAACCAGTGCTTGATAATGTTCCTCATCCGTTCTTTGCCTGCCTTCTTTTCTACTATCGAAGTAACTTTCCTTTATGCGAGCAGCTCCCTCACTGTTAACTCCCCACAATCCCATAGAACACGGATTAATCGTACCGTAGTCAATACTGACATAGAACTCGTTATAGTCATTCATATCAACTGTTTTTATAATTGTTTCCTTTTTACTTTGGAAAAAGTCGTATACAAGTCCTTCTGCTACCACCCATAGCCCACGGATAAACCTATCATAGAAAACACCGGCATACATATTTTCATAACGTTTTTTTACCTTCTCAGATAAACTGTTGTTGTCTTTCATAGTGAAATGCAGGTATAAAGCGTTTTTCTCTTTGTGCTTTTGTATCCACTCCTTATAGAACCAATGTTCCGGTGTGTCGGGGTTACAGTTAAACCAAAACTTTGACCTTTCCACGGAACACCTCGCCAAAGCTTGTTCCACAAAAGAACGAGGCATCAAAGCAACTTCATCAAACATAACCCCTGCTAAGGTCATACCTTGTATCAAAGCTGCCGAACCTTCATCTTTACCACCAAACAAATAATATTTATTTACTCTGCCATCAAGAGAAACCACCATTAAATTTTCACTTTTTCTCTCTGTGATTTTACATAGTCCCTCAAATAAAGTAGGCAACTGCGTTATAACATTTCGCCGCAAACTCTCAATTGTTTTTCCGCATATGGCAAAGGTCTTTCCGTTAAAGCAACTACAGGACCACAAAATAAAACCAATTGACATAGACACCGTTTTACTGGAACGTATAGAACCATCGCATATAATTGCGTCCTTATCCTTATACCTTTCTGTCTGCCACCATGTCATTGTAAGCAATGACCTCGGACTAAACACCGCATACTTCATCTTCGTCTATCCCTTCCATAAGCTGTACACTGTCCTTCATTTTTTCAATCAAGTTGTTTTCAGCGGTTTCCTGCGCCTGATTACTATCGAACATACCCAAGTGCCGTCCTATCTTTTCCAATGCGTCTAACTTGCTGTTAAGCCGTATCTTTACACCATCTTTTCCGGCTTCGATACTTGCAACAGCTCCTATCTTGTCCTTTGGTATGTCCGCGGTATCTTTCGGGATAACACATCCATTATAGACACCTACAAAGTCTGTTATTTTAGCAAACCCTATGGTTGCAAGCTCTCTTAGGACATCCTCTTGACGAATGCTCGTTCTCTCTTGCAATTCTTTTTGCTCTTTTTGCATGTATTTTTGAATGTCAACCTTTGTCAACAATCTCTGTCCAATAGAACGCGCTGTTTTTTTGCTGTATCCTGCTCGGATAGCTGCTTGCGTAGCGTTCAAATCTATAAGATACTCGTCTACAAATTTTTTCTGTTTTTCTGTTAACTTAGACACCTCACCACCTCGATATATAATAGTAATAAAAAAACAGAAGGTAATTTACCTTCTGTTACTATTTTTTATGATTTCTTTATAAAATTTTTTAAGATAATACAATTCACTTTCTTCTAATACTTTTTCATAAACTTTGTTTGAAAATATATTTGTAATATCATTTAAATATAAAGAATCAAATCTTTTTCTATTTAATTCTTTAGAAAAATATAATGAGCAAGCACTATTCAAAGTATCTAAATATGTTTCTATTGGAGGATTTATAACTGTTGAAACATATTCTAAATCTTTATCTTTATCAATTAAATTATAGATTTTATTATCTAAATTTATTTTTGCAGTTTGAATCATTTGATATATCCCAAGCTCAAATGTTGTTTGATTAGATTTTTTATTAGAAATAAAAACAACAATTGAAACTACAACAGCTGCAGCAGATAATACGCTATCAAAAATTATTCCGAGAAAGTCTATCCAATCATTCATTTACTTTTTATCCTTTTTATTTTGAGCTTGCTTTATTAAATGGTCAATCTGATTTGTAGTAGATGCATTACTCCTCCTTTCAAATCCTTCTTTTATTTTTTTATTAGAGTAAATTTCTTCTCGTGTAAGACGTTGTTTTTTATTATCCATTACAATTCCTCCTATTTTATAATAGAATATTATACTACAAAACACAGGAATAATCTAGAAAAAATGGAATAATACATCTTAAACAAAGCTTTATATTTGGACTAGCTGGCAAGGTCACGCCCTTGCTCGATACCACTACTGCGATATAACCAGCTATGTATATTCCGTGTCGCCAGCACGGATATTTTATGTGTGTTTCCGTGGAATACCGCGGCACACAGGCGAAAAAATAATTAAATTGCTTTTTTGCTATACCAATCCGGTATAACACCACCATGTTGTTGTCTTATTAAATTTCTATTTTCTTTTACTTTTCTAAATGCTGGTACCAACCTTGTGATATTTGTATTAATTAATTCATCAGATATTCGTATTACATCCCACTCACTTCCCAAAGCTAGACAAATTAAATTATCTCGTATTTGCTCTTTTTGTTCAGTATTTTTATTGTGATATAACACTCCATCGACTTCCAACACTATTTTTTCATCAGGCAAAACAAAATCAGCTTTATAACGCCCTAATTTAACCTGATGTCTAGCTTTAATATTGTTTTTAACAAGCTCAATAGCAACCATAATTTCTTCTGTACTATCAAACCAACCATCTGTAAACAATTTGTTGTGTATTTTTTCAAACGCCGTAGTATAACACTTAATATTCTTTTTAACTTTTTTAAATCTGCTAACAGCATTTTGAAATTTTCTTTCTTTTAATTCATGGGTTGCTATAACTCTATTTTCTTTATCTGATAAATATTTATCCAGTTTGCACCCTTTACATGTGAATGTTAAGTTCGGTCTATAAGAATATGTTAACATCGGTTCTCCGCACACATGGCAAAGTGGATAGTATACAGTCATACCGTTTAGTTGTCCAGTTTTAATATTATCATTTAAAGCATCAACATATGACATTTCGATTATCCTTTCTGGTGGACTTCGCCCACCTTGACTATACCACACTTGTATGGGGGCTTTCTAGGGTCAAATGTTGATTAGGTTTACAGCTTTTCTGTGCAATCGACGCACCCATCTGTAATCATGGTCCATTTGTACCGCAATTTGTTCAAAAGTCCAACCATTTATGTATCGGTATCTCAGCAGTAGTCTAAATTTGTCACTCTCCACCGTATGGATCGCTTTTTCAATGTCTAGCTTTGCCTCGCACCAATCATCGATTTTGATATTGATCTTTCTTTCATATTCTTCCAGCTTTTCTACAGTTGACTGTACTTTATCGCTTTCACTCGTACCTTTGGGCATATCGCTGTATGTAGGAGTTATCTTAGTTCCGAGGGAAAATATTTCGCTTTTCTCACGTAGAAGCTGATCAATTTCTTTATCTATCTGCTTATATCTTTTCAAAAACTTTACTTTTTCTTGATATGTCATTTTCTTCTTTTCCTTTCTGCAATATCCGCTATAACTGAAATAACACAAAACACTAACACCGTGCCTGAAATAATTGCCCCTATTAAAAAAGCCCACCAATACTGCAAAACCGTGATAAACGGCATGTTTGCAGCTAAAATTATTATCGCTACTAGGAGGATAGATGAGGCTACAGCGCAGAGAAGTGTAACACCATTTTTAACGCTTATTAGTTTTACCTCCATATCACTTACCATCCTCTGTCACTTTTATGAAAAAACCTCTGTGCCTATAGTAAGCTAAAAAATTTGCGTTAAGAACATCTAGAGATAAAATATCTTTTGCACATAGCGACACAAAATAAACACCGTCAATATCTTCACTTTTTATTCTCTCTAAAACTTTATCAAATGAAATTATTTTTGCTTTCATTTTTACTCCTCCTGTATTTTTTGTTTCTTATTGCTCATGTCTATTACTTTTGCCAGTATCGCAGCAGTATTATTAATATCCGCATCATCGGTTAACAGCTTTCTTCTATTCAAGATAAGTAGTTCACTTCTAGAAACCAACTTTAAGTTTTCAATACTGCAATTCAACCTATTTCCATCTAAAAAAATAAGTATATGATTTTCAGGTATTTTTCCATGTTGGTTTTCCCATAACACTCTATGTTTTAGCTGCCATTCGTTAGGGTCTTTTACCTTTATCTCTATGTAACCGTCCTTTGTGATACGTTCACTTCCAATTGGTCTGTAATTTTTAGGGACGTTGCCTTTCTGAAACCATGATTTTTCACAGCCTTTATAACATACACCTTTATAACTTTTATTATGGGGAATGTGTCCTTTTTCAAATTTTCCATTTACCCCATTTTTAAGACCTTTCCTTTGCAATAACCCTTTCATTGCTTCAAAAGTAACAGATTCGTGGAAGTGAGTATTAAATTTGTCTGTTATTTCTTTATAGCTCGTACCTTCTATGTTTTTTTCAAGGAAATCAACCATTTCTTTTGTATATTTCATTCCCATTGTTCAAACCTTTTAATTCTTTCTTGTAAAGCTTCTATCTGAACCTTTAAGTTTATAACTTCGTCCGGAGAACTCCCTGTACTTTCATAGTTATAAAGCATATTTACAGCACGTACTTGATGAAGTGGATTCTTTAATACAGGCAATCCGTTTTTATCTAACTTTGTCAAACGCTTAATCATTTTTCACTGGCTCCCAATAAAGGAATTTCGTACTTATCTCCTGCCCCGTATTCATCCAAATGTTTTTTTACTGACAACACCAAAACCCCATTATCTATAATATTTTTAGCTATTTTAGTTACCGCTTCAGTACGTTTAATCTCTTTTTCCAATTCATCATCACTCAGAGTATCATCTTGTAATCGTTCAATTTGCTCAAAGAGTGCATTATTTAAGTCGCATAGTGTATTTTTCATTTTCTCACCTCCTAAAATCCTTGTACATCAAGCTCGATTGAATTCCTGTATTATTCTGATACTTCCCACTGCTATATAAATCATAGTCTCCTTTTATGGTGTGGTAGTAAATTTGGCATATTTCTACATCTGGATAAATCACTGTTGGTTGCTCAACTGTAATTTCCAGAGTCCAATGTCCGTTAAACCCGATATCACCAAATCCCGCAGTGACATGTACCGATATCCCCAGTCTACCAACAGAAGAACGCCCCTCCAACATAGGAACATATTTATCTGTGAAAGTCCTCTCAACGGTCCTGGCAAGATATACTCGTCCCGGCTGCAGCAACAAACCCTCTTTGGGTATAATCAGTCGGGCTGTTGGATTATTTTCTTTCATGTCTAAAGTTTTATTTTTGTAAACAACCAGCTCATCACTTAGAGTTAAGTTATAGCTATTAGGATTTATTTTACTTCTATCAAACGGCTCTATTTTGATATTGCCATTCCTGACCTCTTTCTCTATTTCTTTTCCTGACAAAATCATCTTTTTACTCCAACGTCACTTTTATTCTCTTTCCAAGTGCTTCTGCGATAAGCTCCAACACATCTAGCTTTACCCTTTCGCCTCTTTCCATTTTGCGAATGGTATTAGCAGATACGCCTGACTTATCAGCAAGTTCCGGAAGTGTCATGTTATAAAAATTTCTTAGTGCTCTTAGTTCTTGTTCTACTGTCATGCTTATGCTCTCCTTTACTCTTCTAAACCGCACCCTTTAACTGCAACTCTTAGTAGCAGTAAGTAGTTTATAAGGTCTCCAATCTTTTCATCCCAGACAGCCGGTGCATAGCTTTGCCCGCTATTAATCATGTCGTATACACTAACTGTATGTTTCGTCATCATCCCTGCAAGAGCCTGTGTCACGGTACACGCCTGTAGTCCTGCCGCTACTCTAAAGTTATGTAGCACGTCCTCATCCGTTGAGTATCCCTCTGCTTTTTCTTTTAAAACTCGCATACACTTGTCAATCGTTATACGTATGGTTTTATCTCTTTCTTCCACAGTCATTTAACGTCCCCTCCCGCTTAAATTGCATTAAGGCTTTCAAAATAAGGTTGTACTGCTCAACTTTTTGTTTTGCGTATATCTCTCCACAGCTATCAGCCCGACACGATTTATATAATGCAGTCCACTTTTCTATTTTCCTATTTGTTTGTTCCACTGTTTTTTCAAGAAGTTCCACTTATTGTATTTCCTCCTTCTTTATATTTTGATATTTTAGCTTTCAGTGCTTGTAATAACGTGTCTTGTACATCTGCTTTTGTTTCAAGTGCCGCCATAACCGTTTGGTCCATGCCACCGTCTACAACTAAGTGGTGTATATAAACTGGTTCTGTTTGTCCTTGTCGGTGCAATCTGGCATTAGCTTGTTGGTATAGCTCTAGGCTCCAATTAAGACCGAACCACACAACATGGCTACCACCCGCTTGTAAGTTAAGTCCATATGCTGCAGATGCAGGATGCGCCAATAACACGTCGAGTTCTTTGTTATTCCACCGCGTTATATCGTCTGGCGTTTTCAAATCACCTACTCGTAATTTATCTTTCGCCAATAGTGTTTTAATTCTGTCACGATCATGCTGAAAGTTGTAAAACACCAGCATCGATTTGCCATTTAATGCGTCAACAAGTTCACTGAACGCCTCCAACTTACAGTCGTGCAGCTCTATGGTTTTTCTGTTTTCTCCGTAAATGGCACCGTTACACATTTGCAACAACTTTCCATATAAGACTGCTGCTGACTGCGCGTCAATCATATCTTCGTCTACCTGCAACAGCATATCTTTTTCCATCTGGTCGTACTGCTTCTGTGCTTTACTATCCAGCTTCACATACCGTATATCATCTATGCGCGGTGGAAGTTCCAAATAGTCTTTTGCCTGTAAGCTAATACAGATATCAGATATTCTACTTTTTATCTCGTCCTCTGCTCCGTCTTTCAGGCGATATGTAAAAACTCTTTCAGCACTACGCTTGTCCGGCACAAAATATCTCTCGCGGTACTCGGTGATCGTTTTTCCGAGCCTTTCGCCTTGGTCCAATAGATACACCTGTGCCCATAAGTCAAGAAGTCCGTTAGGCGATGGCGTACCAGTTAGCCCTATAATGCGTTTGATACGTGGTCGTATCTTTTTCAAAGCTTTAAACCTTTTTGACTGTGAGTTTTTAAAGCTGCTCAGTTCATCTATTACCACCATGTCAAAAGGCCACGAATTACGATAATACTCTACTAGCCAAGGCACATTTTCACGATTGATGACGTATATATCTGCCGGGGTGTTCAATGCCTTAATCCGCTTTTGTGCCGTCCCCAAGCAAATGGAAACCCTTATTAGACGTGTGTGCTCCCACTTGTCGCGTTCCTTTGCCCACGTATCCTCTGCCACCTTTTTAGGGGCAATGACCAAAGTTTTACTAATCTCAAAACGGTTGTATCTTAGATCTTTCACGGCTGAAAGCGTGATGACCGTTTTTCCCAGCCCCATGTCAAGCAGCAATCCCAACTTATCGTCAGACACGGCTCTTTGAATGCAGTACTTTTGATAGTTATGTGGTGTGAATGTCTGCATTTAAATCCTGCCTCTCCAAGTCGTCTAAAAAATCTGACACACCTTCGTAGCTGTCAACAACTCTGACAAAACATCCTAGACTTTTCAGTTTTTCAATCTGGACACCTTGTAGTTTAGATGTTTTACCCCTGGGTCTCTTAAGCTCACAAAAACCAATCTTTCCCCCTGGGAGAACTATAATTCTATCTGGTACGCCGCTGTTCCCCGGCGACACCCATTTGTATGCCTTACCATGTCTTTGTTTTGTTCGGCTAATCAAACTTTTTTCAATGTCTTTTTCTAACACTGTGTCACACATCCTTTTTAGTTAAAGTGAAATTAACCTGGACACGGAAGCCCAGCACATCAAAAATACAATACAAATCCTGAAAATTTTCAAAACATCCTCTTTCTGCGGCTGTCACCCCTCTGCTTGAAGGCCAACCCAAATGCTGCGCCAACTGTTGCTTTGAGAATCCTTTGGACTCCCTCAACAGTTTTAGCTGTTTACCAAGCTGTTTGAAATCCAATGCCACTCACCATCCTTTCGCTAGCCAAAACAACAAAACAACAAAAAACACAAGTTTTCCCTTTATATATATGTAATTATAGAGTTTATAGAGTATATATACGTGTATTCTCTTATTTCTCTTATTTTATATATCTTTTAATATATTTAATGTTGTTTATGTTGTTTTAGGTGATTTTTTGGCTTATCTACGCGGTTTCTATGAACAACAAAGTGCGTTTTTCAATGTTGTTTCTTTGTTGTTCTTGTTGTTTTACGAATTTTTCGAGTCTATTTTTGTTGTGCAGAACAACAAACTCTTTGTTGTTTTATGAAGCCCCTTTGTCTGCCGTAACTGGCTCTGAAATCAAATGCGTTTGTGTTTTTACACCACCCAGGTATGGCAGCTAAGATACTGTTGATTTCCATTGCATCTGAACGTTTCATTGCTTTGATTTCTCCTAAAAAGCACTCACACCATATCTCTGCTGCACATATACGGTCTCGCTCCATCAAGCCCTCTGTGTCCTTGGCACCCATGCCCCAGTAAGCCCGCCGCGCAGCCAAATCGCGGCTATACCAATCCGACGGTATCTTCCGTTCCAGAAACTCAGTTATAACGCCTACTTTTGGATTAATCTCTGCGTGGCTTTCTTGTGCATCCACTGCTTCTGAATTTGCCGCTTTGCTCAAGCACACCGATTCCCCTAGCATATATGCGGCAACTGCCTCTGCCCATATCTGATCTCGTTCAAGGGCAAGCTGTGTGAATATATCTTTTATAGGCTCTACGATACCAATATCAACCGGCCAGAAACGCCTGTTTCCCGTCAAGTCTCTTAGAAAGTGATTGTCATTAGTCGTACCAATAAAAATGCATTGTCTTGGAAAAGAGCCTGTGCGTCTGCCATAAGGCTCTCTGTATACATCTTCTTGTCGGCTAACAAACTGCTTAATTTCATTAGATTCAGCCTTGCTAAAACCTGTAAGCTCCCCCAGCTCAACGATCCAATATCCTTGTATCTGTTCGCAGGCTTCTTTCCCTCTAAAATCATGTAAAGAGTCGTTATGCCACTCGCCGCCAAGAACCTTTGCGAATGTGGACTTACCAGCCCCTTGCTTACCTGCCAGAATCAAAATGTTATCGAACTTCACTCCAGGCTGCATGATGCGAGCCACGGCGGCAATTAGTGTCTTGCGACATGCTTCTCGCGTATACAGGCTATCCTGTGCGCCCAGATAGTCTATGAGCAAAGAATCGATGCGCTTTACACCATCCCAGCATAAAGACTGCAGGTAGTCCTTTACTCTGTGCATGGAGTGCGCTTCTGCACAAAGTGCAAAGCCGTCGAAAATCTTATCCTTGCCTGTAATACCATATGTACACTCTAAGTAGTACCTCAGTCCTGAGTCATCCGTATCACGCCAGCAGGTATCGCTAAAGCGCTTGCTTTTGCATTCGCGCCACGGTAAATTACCTGTAATGACCACACGGTTTGCAAACTTGTCAAATACAATTTTTCCTGCAAGTTTTGGGTCGTTGTTGAGGATAAGCAAGATGTTGTCGATTGTACGGAGGGGTTCTCCCTTTCCGTTAACTTTGATTTTGCCGAGCCAGTCCCCTGATGCATCTAAATCAAAAACAGGTACTGCATCAAAAGACGCCGCCGCAGTCTCGTACTTTTCTCTGGTAAGAAGTGTTGTAACGTCGGGGTCAGATGTAGCAAACTCGATCATCTGCTTGTATGAAGGCAGCGACACAGTAGGCGTACCTGGCGCTGCGTCATAGTCCAGTTCTCCGAACTTATGTAGTCTTACAAGGTCAAAAGAGTTAACGAGCTTGCCACTGCACGGGTCCGTAGCATGGTTACTGTACAAGAAATTTCCATCTTGATACAGAACTGCGCCACCAACGGTTGAACCTTCTGTGTAGGTATATCTGCCATTGACACAAGGTGTGTACACATCGTCTAAGAACACAGCGATTGCCTGCTCGATGTTATACGTCTTGCAGAAGGCACCGACAACGCCTGTCTTTTGCAGTGGGTCACCTTGTTTTTTCGCTGACTTTGTTGGAATGGCAGCTTCTCCTGGTACCTGCGGCCACTGTGTTTGGTCGTGCCAGTCTGTGTACTGACCGAGGATGGCATCAACGCTGCACCACGGCTTATCCTCATAGGTATGCACGTACTCACCGTCTTGCGAGATACTAGGCCAGTACATCAAGCGTGATGCTTGAAAAGTGGTAGGGTCCATGTAGTCTAATCCGATATATCCTGCAAGTTTTCGTGCAACCGGCTCATACTCGTCTGCCGACGCAGGTCGGTCTAACGGTAAAATAATGCGCAGTCTTGGTGTGGCACTTGAGTGCTTTCTGGTTGAGTAAATCGCAAAGGCACATCCTAATGACGCCACCTTGTTGATGACAGTTTGTGTTTCTCCCGCCGGGATACTGTCTGCGTCCAGCGTTACAATATGGCGGTCGATAACAGAAGTGCTACTACGTCGGTTATCCTTAAGAGTTCCTCCTACAAAACCGCCTACGTCTTTCAGGTCATCTTGCTGTGACTTTGGCAGATGAATATAGTCGTCATAGCTTTCACTTGTTTTTACCGGTACAGAAAGCTTTTGCACAAAATCGCTCCACAGCAGCGTTTGAGGATACCAATGTGTCGCTTTGCGGCTTTGACCCGTAGATATAATGATGATTTTGTCGTTGGTCATATCCGCTACTCCTAATCTTTTTTATAATAATTGGTTGTAAATCCATCGGCATTTAAAGGAAGTCCTTTAGCCCATGGTGCAGGCGTACACATAATGCTGATTGCATTATCCAAAGTATGAGTCGGGTCTGCAAGCGGAGCTTCAATCACCACTTCGTCGTGGATATGCATTACCATTTTGTACCCTGCTTTATATAAACTGTGCATACTGTAAGCCAAGCAGTCTCTTGCTACAGCTTGCACGATATTTTCAGTGAGCTTTCCTCCGTATGTCTGGATAAGCTCCCATTTACGTGTGTTTTGATTGGTACCGTAGTACCATATCTGTTTACGGCCGTTATCACCTATTACGACTCTTGGCTCTATGTAAAAGAGCTGTCTGCCGCTTGGCAAAGTAACCGTTAATGTTTTTTCGTCTCTTGTCATAGCAATCCCACTTGGCAGGGCATTGCTTTCTCCGTACTCTATACAGCGAAGAGCCATATTTTCCAGCGTATACCACATATCAACGATACGTTTATTTGATTTTCTCCATCGGATTTTAATATCATCCAGCTGCTCCAACGGAGTATCTTTTGGCAAATGACCGGCTGTAATTAATGCAACAGAACCTCCCTGATAACCCAGTGCAAGCGTGGCTGCTTTTCCATATTGGCGCAGCGCATACTCGGGATTGCCTTTTTTAATACGGTCTACAGGAACACCGTATAATTGAGATGCTGTAGCCTCGTAGATTTTACCCGTTGTACGGAACACATCTAAAACCCAGTCTTCTTGCGCCAACCATGCAATTACCCTTGCTTCAATCGCTGAAAAGTCAGCAACCAAAAAATGATGATTGTCCTCTGGTATAAACGCTGTACGGATTAGCTGCGATATGGTATCCGGTACGTTGCCGTATAACATCTTGACACCCTCGGTGTTACCTGTTTTGACTAAATCACGAGCAATATCTAAAGTCTCTAAATAGTTACGCGGCAGATTTTGCACTTGTACCAATCGACCAGCCCATCTACCGGTGCGGTTGGCTCCATAAAACTGTAATAGTCCTCGTACTCGACCGTCTGTACACACAGCAGTGTTCATAGTACGGTACTTAGCTACGCTTGTTTTACCAAGTTCTTGACGTATCTTTAGTACAGAAGCAACAGCAGGGTCGCCACATGTATCAATAATCTGCTGTAAATCCGCTTTATTAAGTGAGTCAACGGGCGTTCCCGTCTGCTCTTCCACCCACTGCTTAAGCTGTGGTATGCTGTTTGGGTTATCAAGTCCCGTAATGGCTCTTGCTCTGTCTGTAAGCTCTGTTGTGATTTCTTCATCTATGGACAAAGCACCTTGTATCAGGTCTACATCTACTCTTACACCACCGGAGTTAATATGCTGGTCGATTATCCAAAGCATTTGCTCTGATATAGGAAGCTCATGGTGCAGATGGTTTTTTACCGCCATTTCGGTCACAACGTCCTGCTTACAATACTCCTTAAAAAGCTCCCATTTTTCAGGCTCGTGATGTGGGAGATTACGTGTTCGACCGCCGTTTGTTTTTGTAGGTTTGCACGGTACACAAAAGTATCGTATGAGTGCTTTACCGGTGGTAAGCTTTCGCTTATCTTCACTTAGCCCCAAAGCTTCACCAACTGCGGAAAGCCCCGCAGGATATCCACAGTACAAGCCTTGCGCCATGGTACAGCGCCACTGATAAACAGGGGTTGTGTAATACTTCGATAAGCAATACTGCTCAAAAGAAGCATTGTATGCGTACTTGGTAACGTTGATATCTCCTAAAGCCGCTATGATATCAGGTGGAATTTCTTCGCCTTGTGCCAAATCCACAAGCTGTACTGGTCCTCCGTCAACGGAATAGGCGAAGAGTAATATGGCAAAATCAAAGGACTGCACGTACTTGTACAGTCCTGCTTTGCTAATATCCACCGATGAGTACGTCTCTATATCGATAGATAAGTATTTCATACTACATCACACGCTGTCCGGTAACCGGATCAATTACAATTGGTTGACCTGTAATTGGGTCTATGTCAGAACACCCATACTGCGTCGGTTGCTGTGTAGCGGGATTCGGCTGAGTATACTGAGGGGCTTGAGTCGGTTGCTGCATGGCTGGTGAGGCTTGTACCGGCTGTTGATAAGAAACCGGTTGCTGTGCAACAGGAGCCGCTCCAAATACCTCTTGCGCACTTTTGCGTCCGGATAGAGGCTCTCCGTCCTCTAGCTTTTGTAAGTTATTAAGCCCACAGCCTACACCTTTTTTACCTGCTGCGTTATATGCAAAAAAGTTAATATCTGCACGACCATAGCACCCACTATATAATGCGTTTGGATTAATAATTGGCTGTAAAGAAGCGTCTACCATACCAGGTTGTTGCTTGCTAGATGCTGTAATTACCCAGTGACCTTTTGCTTCTTCTCCAAACTCCTCACCGCTTGGTCTCACACCATCACCGTCATACAACGGGATAGCAGGTCTGGCAGGCATCTGACCCGCAAATACAGAAACCATTCCATCTTGTAAAGTCTGTTGAATGGCAGCGTCAATTGCTTGCTTTGTGGCTACATCGGTTTTCGGAATGAGCAAAGTTACAGAATACTTTGGTTCTCCTCCGTTGTTTGAGCGTGGCTCAAACGCGTTTAAATAACTAAATCTTACTTTGCCTGTTACTACTTGTGCCATAATTAAAATACCTCTTTCGTTTTTATATTATTTATTTGAAAATACGTGTTGTGCGCTTGTCATATTAAAAGGCTGTCTTTTATCCGATTCCGGGACAATCGTAGGTTTGCCGGGAGTCTTAACCACTTGGTCTGTTAACAGCTCGGCGAACTTACTTTTACCTAGCATAGTTTCAATTTTAGATAGCGTCAGTGGTATACGCTCATAAAGTAGACTTTCATCCACACCATTTGCTACTAACTTTTCAAAAGCTTTGTCCATATCCAAAAATGCTCTTGTTGAGCGTCCCTCTACAGCTTTCCATCCAGGAACATCATTTCCTTTTAGCACCTCATCGAGTGCATACTCCTTTACATCTTTTGCCCACTTCTCAAGGTCTTGCGCCTGCTGTAGTATCTCTCCAATTTCTGTATTGGACAGCGTGGCAGGCTCGGCAAAAGCGTACTTTGCTAAATCCAGATTAGTAACCGCACGTGCTCTACAAACCGCTTTTGCTCTACAGAATCTACAGTGTTCACCGGGCACACAATCGCCTTCACCTTTAAAGGCTTTTTCTGCGCGGGGCTTTACAAACTCATTGCCCCACTTGATCAGTTCCTCTGAATCAATTTCCCACTCAGATATAGAATCAAGACGAGGCTGTACTATCGACATTTTGATAGTGTGAATGTTGTACAACATCTGATATGCTTTTAAAGCTCCTAACGCATATAGCATCATCTGTGGATTATGGTCCGCAGAAACCGGAACACCTTTGCCGTGCTTATAGTCAACAACATGCAAAGTATCGCCATATACAATAATGCAATCGGCTGTGCCAAACCCTTCTGGAACATATGCACTATAGTCAACCCTGCGCTCAATCGCAATGTGAGGTGTTGACGGATAACTTAACATAATAGAATCGATATATTCCAGATAGACATCTGCGCACTTCAACATCTCATCTTGATACAGCTCATGCTTTTTCAGTTTATTAAGACGAGTCGTAAAAGCTTTTGGACCAAGAGCCAATGTATACGCCTTTGTCAGCTTCAATTCACAAATTTCATGAGCCAGTGTTCCCTCTGCGGCATACGGGCTTTCTGTTTCTGGTATATCCTCACACATACGAGCAGACGGTGAGCACGCAAGCCATCTTGCAGAAGAACTGGCACCGAGTAAAGCATGCGCTTTTGGGGCACTTACCGTTGACTTACTCATATCTGTGCCCCCATACCCCTAAGTGCTGTAGCTAAAGCTCCATACTGGTCCGGTTGCAGGTCCATAATACTTGGCACGCCGAAACTGTTAAGCAGTGCCCTGATTTCTTCCATTTTGCCTGCGTCGACTAATGGAGCCATCGCCATTTGCAGCTGCTCTACTGTGTATGCTTGCGCTACATGGCTGGTAGGAATAGCGGCTGACTGCTGAACCTCTGTTACAGGAGTTTGAGCAACAGGCTGCTGCACAGGTGCTTGCGCAGTTGGTACAGGAGCAGCAGTAGAAGCCACAGGCTGAGTGGATGCTACACTTAAAGGTGTGCTTGATACTGCCGCTGCGGGAGTGACCTGAACAGTGGGCGGCACCGGTGTAACTGATGTGGGATTTACTTTCTCTAAAGCTGAAATCAGTCGGTTTATCGCTTCAAGCGATTGTTCGTCCAGTGTTAGCATTATTGTTGTTGGTATCATATGTAGATTCTCCTTTTATATTTGTTTTATGGTAGATACAATCTTTATTGGGGCAGTGTGTGTCGCATACACCCTC